ACCGGCTGATGTCCTTGCCAGTGAAGGCGTTGTAGGCGTGCTGTAGTCTGTCTCGCAGTCCTATGACCTCCACCTCCTAGTCGAACATGTCCTTGTTGAGTTTGTATGCGACCCAGGCGTCCATCAGAGCGGCAACTGAGTCGATCTTGTTCTCCCGTCGGGCCTTCAGGAGCTTGCGGTTCCCGTTGGTGTCCTCCAGGGTGATGGCGTTTCCCATGGTGAAGGTCATCATGGACTGGTCGAACAGGAGCTTGCGATCCTCCGCCATGTCCTTGATCTCGCCAAGCGGAACGGACTCCGTTCGGGATCCCTGAATCACCTTCTCGATCCCGAACGGGCCGTTCTCGTTCTCCCAGCGAGTAACGAACTCCTTGGCGTTGTACGGGTCGAACCCGAGACAGCGCACGTCGTACTCGCAGGAGGCGATGAACGCCTCGAGGTCCTCGTAGACGTTCATCATGTCAAGAACCGTACCCTCGAGCACCATGAGCGAACCCTCCTGGAGGAACTCCTCGTACTTCTGACGAGTGGCCCCTGGAAGGCGCAGCATGGTGCGCTCAGAGATGTAGCAGCGCGTCTTGACGCCAAACCTGCCCCGGCTGAGGGGGAACAAGAATGTGAACGCGGTGAAGTCATCGCCCTGCGAGAGGTCGACGCCGATGGAGCACGGCATACCCCAGAAGTCCTGACGATTGTGCGGCAGGGTCTCCTCGTAGGTGAAGAAGTACGTGTACCCCTCCATGGGAATGCCGAACCTCTTGGCTAGAATATCGTTCCTGGCCGCGGGCACATGCTCCGCCCTCTCGACATCTCGCTGGTAGGTCTCGTAGGAGACGGTGGCGCCGAGATTCGGTTGAGCCTTCAGCCACGTCGACGGATCCGCTACCTCCTTGAGGTCGTCGAGTCGATAGTAGAAGATGGAAGTGTGCGGATCGGAGTACTCGCCCCTCAGGATGTTGAGGAGCTCCATCTTCATGTTGTCGCCCGCTGAGTTCCTGACTGTCCCCTCGGAGGACACGGCCAGGATTAGCCAGTCGTCGACCTTGGAAGCCCCCTGCTCGATGGCGCCGACGACATCCTCTCGAATATCGCCGGACAACCACTCGTCCACCGTGTTCATCTTGGTCCGGAGACCCTGAAGCTTGTCGATGGACATGGGGCGAACCTCGAGCAGACTGTTCGTCATGAAGTTCTCGATCCCCTTCTTGGTGGGTACGAGCTTCTGGCGAAGCGCTCGATTACCGGTCGTGTTCTGAAGAGATCCCTGCGTCATGAAATCGAACAGGGGGCCCTTGGCCCTGGTGATGGCGGTGCGGAAAGGCTGCATGACCTCTTCGGCCTGCTTCATGGTCGGCGCGGTCGTCACTTGGTGTGTGGTCGACGTGTCGATCGTCAGGAAATAGGCTTGCAGGAGTGTCTCGTACAGTGACTTCGCCCCGCCTCGGGCGACGATGATGTACTGCTTGTTGATGAGGCGTTGCTTCACCCGGCGCTTCTCGAAATGGCCGCCGGCATTCGTCTTGTTGGGGACGTAGACCGATCGCTCGGTGAAGAACCACCAGCCGAAGATCTCTTCGGCCCAGAGTTTGAAACTGGGGAGCAGGCGAAGATCGGATCCGTCGGTGAGAGTCATCTCCGCTTCCGCGAAGCGGATGAATCCCTCCACAGCGTCACTATCGTAATAAAAACCGGGATTGCGAATCCGATCATCGATCCTGTTCATCTCCATCTCGATCTCCTTGCAGACCGGGATCCGACCCGCAAGGACATCGTCTCGGAACTCTGCGTAATATCGCGGGGTAGCGGTATTCGACAGCATGGTCAGCGGCGCTTCTTGGGCCGCCTGCGCTTACCGGTCGACTCGAGCTTCTTGCCCGCGGCCTTAGCCGCAGCGCGACCCGCGACAACCCCCGTGGCGTGAGCCCCTACCCCAACCGCGCCGATCTTCGCAAGGTTCTTGGCGAGAGTCTTGTCGCCGCGACCAACAACCTTGGTTCCGGAAACGGCGAGCTTACGCCGACCGGCTCCTCCCGAACGAACAGCGGTGGAAAGAGCCTTGCTCGGAGCTTTCTTTCCGAACTTGGACTTCGCTGCACGCGCAGCGGATCCGGCTGCCGACTTCACACCGCTGGCTCCGCCCTTGGCGGCGTTGCGAGCGGTGTTACCTGCCTTCCAGGCCTGGTTCTTGGCCTTGTAGCCCGCGCTACGAGCAGCAGTGCCAGCCTTGAACTTAGCGGCATTCGCTCCGAGACGGGTAGCCTCAGCATACTTACCGACCTTGGTCTGCTTCAGCTTGTCGGCCGCGCCCTTGACGTTCGCCGACTGGGCCTTAGCGAAGCGCTTGGACTGAGCCGTCTTCACTCGGGCCTGAGCACCGAGGTTGCGCCCCTTGCCCTGAGCGAATTTCTTTGCGGCAGCTCCCTGCTTCTTAGCCAGTCCAGCGAGCTTCTTTCCGTTGCCGGACTTATGTAGGTAGTAGCCTGCGCCCGCTGCGGCTGCGGTTCCGAGAACTCCTGCAATGGCGGCCTTCTGCTTGCGGGAGAGTCCCTTGCGCTTCTTGGACGGACCGGCGCCTCCAGAGGGCCGCTGCTTGCGAACGCCCCACTTCATGCCTTTGACGCCGTGGTGTGCGAGGACCTCGTCCTCATCGATGAAGAATATGTTGTCGGACATTCTTGTCTCCGAATGCTTGAATCGCTTGGCGCCCTTGATGGCGGCAGACCCGCCGCGGCCGGCAGCCTTCTTTAGCCCGTTCTGAATCGCGTTCTGTAGAGTGTTGAACGCAGCCTCCTCAGCCGCCTTCCCCGCCCTGGCTCGGTAGCGCTCCATCCGGGTCTGAGTCAGCTGACGGTACTCCTTCTCTAACCGGATGCGGTTGTTGAGCCGCCTAAGCTGATCATCAGACATACCGTCTATTTTGGCCTGCTTAGCCGAAGTCCACTTCTTCGCGCCCTTGATGCGAGACTTGCGGATTCCCCATCGCATGCCCCTGACTCCGTAGTGGGCGAGAACATCGTCGTGTTGGACAACTCGTTTGATCTTCTTCGCCCCATTAACGGCTTTGGCGAGAAGTTGTTTCTCGGTAGGGGCGATCCCAGCGGCCTTAGCCCCCTGGTACCCTATGTAACCGAGAGCCAGGGCGCCTCCGGCCCGGCTGAGGTTCCCCGTGGCGATGTTCCCAACGCCGCGAACGGTCTTGCCGGCGGAATTGCGGGCGTTCTTCCGACCGCGCTGCCTTCGGGCCTGCGAAGCCCGCTTGGACATATCGGTATTAGCGACGGCCTTGTCGAACTCGCTCTTGTAGAACGGATCTTTCGAGCGAGCCTTGACGGTTGCCTTGATCAGCTTCCGCCGATTGCCGGCTCCCTCGCCGTAATACATCTTGGCCTGGGTGAATTCCTTGCCGTCACGGCGAGCACGGCGGCGAACGCCCCACTTCATGCCTTTGACGCCGTAGTGCATCAACTCCGAATGACCCATGCGCTTGTTATGCCCCTTCTTGTAGTACCTACGAGCGGCTTCAGCGAGAGTAGCATCCGTCGAGTACGTCTTGCCCAGCTTCCCACGGTCCAGTTCACCGTAGTACTTCTCACGACGCTCTGTAGCGGTCAGCTGGCGATTACGCTGGTTGGCTTGACGCCACTTCTTGACCTTATCGGCGTGCTCCTTGCGTATCTTGAGATACGTCTCGATCTTACCGATGTCATTATCGCCGTACTTCGCCTTGAGCTTGGCCTCGTACTTGGCACGGCGCTCGGCATTGCGCTCCTCGCGGCTTTTCCGAGTGCCTCGGCGCATCCCCTTGACCCCGTAATGCATGAGTTGGTCGCTCATGGGGTCTCCTTCTGGATGTTGATGCGCCAGGCGTACTCCTGAAGCTGCTTCTCGATCGCTGTTACGACGAACGAGTTGGCGGGAGGGTCGAAGACGAGCCTGACTTGCAGGTACAGGTATGTCCTGACGGCCTCGAGATTCCTCGTAATGCCTGCCAGGTACTGATCCCAGGTCTCTGTCTTGCCGGTGATCTTAAAGGGGGGCAGACCGAGCTGCTCCGCGAACATGATCGCCGTGTTGGTGTGGAGGATGATCTCCTGATCGAAGGCCGTGTAGTCCTCAGTGATGCCGAGGGCCTTCTTGATGTCGTTGAGTATCGAGTCAGCCACGGTCACCTCCAGGGTATCGTGTCATTCGGCGTTCTCTCGACAGGAGGCTTGGGTAACAGGCTCGCATCGCCGAAGTGAATCGCGTTGTGTGTGTCGTGTCGCACGCAGATCAGGTACTCGGGGTCGAGGATGTCGGGATTGAACTCTCCCTCGAGGTCCTCAGGCCGAATCGGGTTCATGTGATGAACGAGAATCTTGTCGTAGATGTCGTGACCTGGGACCCCGAGGTCGCATGCGTCGTCCCGCAGGATGACCTTCTGCCTTGCCTGGCGCCACTCGGTGGAGTGGTAGAAGGTCTGGTTGAGATACCGTTCGAAACCGAAGGTCTGATCTCCTGGATCCTGATTGAGACGTAGGTATTCGTACCGATCCTCGAAGGATTCGATGCGAGAGAGTTCACTATAGGTCCGAATCCGACTCAAGTCCCACACCTCCTCCGGCGTAGGACTTGAACGCCTCGAGAACCTCCTTGTAGGCCTCCTCACCTCGAGCTGAGGCCGCCAGAGCATCGGCTTTGGCCTTGAGCATGTCGTTCTCAGCCCTGATCCGCTCCTGCTCCAGCCTCTCACGGCTCGTGGCGAGCTTGAGGTAGTGCGTGATGATGGAAGGAGGGGCCGTGCCGTCCAGTAGCATCTCCTCGGCTCGCTGGACGGCGAGTGCCATGAGTCGATTCTCCTGCTGCTCCGGAGTGGCGGCCCGTCCTCTGGGTGACTTCTTGGCCCTTGCCACGGAGTTCTCTCCTGTTCCGGGTTCCTTTACTAGGTATGAACCGGGGTTTCAGGTAGGACAGGACGACTTGCGTACCCCTCGCTGGGTAGAAAGGAACGAACGCAAGAAGACCCCAACGACACAGGTCGTCCTGTCTTATCCGAAACCCCGGTTCAGGCTGCCCAAACACACCTCCGGGGAAAATGCAGAGTGCGGGCCGATGACGGGGGGTGGGCCATTTTGCGGACCCTGTCCCCCCTCTTTCGAAGTTCAGAATGGACGAAATGGACGAAAGATCACGGAACTTTGCGTTCGACAACTTGATAGTTTCCAGTCAAGTTGTACTTCATGATCTCTTGAATCGCTTCATTCGTCGCTTCGAGTTGATCAGCTTCGCTGAGCTCTGTGCTAGTGGCCACGACCCGTGCTAGGTAGGCACAGGTGTGGTAGCCTTGACTCACATCAAATGCAAACCATTCGTCGAACTCGTCGAAAGGATCGTAAGGATTGTCCTCAGTAGTCAGTGCTAGGCGTAGCATGGCCTATACACCTCCATTAGAGGGCTGTGGGCGGTGTTCTGAGCGCTTTCTCCTAGCCATGCAAGTACTCCTTGACTCTAGCCACTGAGATGCCCAGTGAGTCAGCGATCTCTGCTGTAGTAGCGCCGTTAGAGCGCAGCGAATCGATTCGAGAGCGCTGATGAGGCGCAAGAGCAAGCTTCTGCTTAGGCAGAGCAAGGCTCTTGATGGTGTCCAGATCGGAGTTGGCCATGATCTGCTCCATCATTGAGTTCGAAATAGCACCCTTCTGGATGGCCTCCCACTCACGAGGTGTGGGGACGATCCGTGTTCCAGCTCGATTATAACCAAGCCGCTCACGGGCCGTCTTGATGGCCATGGCCTCCAGTTTGGCGCGCTCTTTCTTGCTCAGATTTGGATTTGAATCAAGTTTCTTCTGCACAACTCCTTGTGCCACAAGCTGCGCCTGCCGCTCGAGGGGCTTCTCCTTGAGGGCCCTGTTCAATTTGGCCCGGAGGGATGAAACCTCGGGGGCGTATGCTTTGGCAGCACGGGGGTTTCTCTTGATAGAGGGGGTAGCTAATGCACGCTTCCTGCAATCGTTGGCCATGGCCTTCAACTCATTGGCGTGCTGTGCGTAAATACCCTCCATCAGGGTACCAGAAGATAACCGCCTGGCATCAGATACCTCGGCCATCCTGGTGGTCTTGGTCTGCTTCTTGACCAGCTTGCCTTGCTTGTTAATATAGGACTCGCCGGTCTCCTCGTAGACCTTCTTCCCGGTCTTGGGATCATATGGGCCACCCTTCGCAGCACTACGAGGCTTGCGATGGGGGACGTACTTGACACCCTTGGACCTGGAAATAAGAGTGGCCGCACCTTTATCGGCACCACCCTGGTACTTCCGCTTGAGAGCGGCGATGCCGTTATCAATCTCGGACTGTTTGTAGTTGAGATTATGCTTCTCGGCATCGATGACGACCATGGAGTGGCGGACTGCCCGGGCCAGCTCATCGGCACTGGCGCCCTTCAAGGTCATGTCCGTAATAAGATTGGACACCTTACCCATCTGGGTCTGAGTATCCGACATCCGCTTCATCCCTTTGTAACCGGGATATGTCCTCTTGGGCTCGAAGCCCTTGAGTCCCTTGAGTGGAGCGGTTGATCGGATCTTGGTCTTCCCCTTATTGGGGATTACCAGGACGGAGTCGCCGTCAAAATCAGCACCGCTAAGGCGCTCAGCGACAGAAGGATGGATCCCAATAGCATCCCGAGCATTGCCAAGAATATGTCTCGACTTCTTGCCTCGGTTGTTAACAGCGAGCGTAGGGATCTCGAAAGTCCCGCCATGAGGATAACGCACGAGACTAACAACGCTACCGTCAGGGTAGTTAGGAGCATACACCTCGCCCTTCTTGAGATGGGGCATCGGCAATATGACCTGAGAAGCCTGGCCGGGTAGAGCCTTCGCCTTCAGATGAACCGCAGCCGAGTCGCAGTCATCGGCCAATGACATGAGCATGCGCTTGCGAATAACGGGATTCGTGAGCGACATGATCTCCTGCAACTCCTTGCGCTTACCATCCCTGGTGAGCTGAAGCTGCTGCTTGGCCAATTTGGGTGACTGCTTGGATAAGAACTGAGAGGCCAGGGACTGGGACCAGGAATCCCACTTGCCCTCCTCGTTCACGATATTGAGAGCGCTCAGTTCCTTCTTGCCGGTCTTGGGGTTCTTGAACATCCTCTGCTTGACAACAGCACCGAACGGATTATCCGGGTCATCCTTCATGGGCTTGAGGACCGTGTGGTCCTTACCGCCCATCATGGGAGTGCCCTTCTTCTTGTTGGTGTTGAAGACGATGTCCTTGCCCTTCGGAATATCATCCGAGTACATGGCCATGCCCTTGAGGTAGTGCGTTCCGTCGACGGAAATGCGCACCTGGGCGTAGTTGGAGCCGCCGAGGCTGAGCTCTTTGACTCCGCGGCGCATCAGAATAACGCCGTCCATGTCAGTTCCGCCGTCCTCGGCGTACTTGACGCTGACTCTCTTCGAGGATATGGCTCGAGGAGTCTTGAGGCCGGTGGACAATATGCCCTTCTCGTCGACAACGACCCCCGGAGTGCGGATCTTGTCCCTCTGGACGTGAATATCCGCGGCTTTGGTGCCAGGAGGTGCCAGAACCTTGAGAATGGTGTAGTTATCGCGGTTGGCCTGCTTGACCTTGACGTCGTGGGTGGTATATCCCTGGGCCTTGAGGGCCTCGACGGCGGTCTTCAAAGATGTCGACGAGCACTGGAGGTTCTGTTCGACACCCAGACCGTACTCGATGAACTTCTTCTGCTTCACCTCGTCGGCCAATATGTCCTTGACCCGGGTGATCTCGTCCTTGCGAAATGACGCGTTGGGCTTGAGAAGCTCACGGACGCTGGACTCGTTGAGTCCCATGCGCCGACCGATCTCCGTGTTCGGCAGACCGGCGTCCTTCATCCTGGATGCTCGAGAAATATCGCCTGCCTTCTTCTCGGCACGGGCGATGCTGTTCAGAGCACGGTACTCGGTGGTGCTCATGCCCCAGGCCTTGGCAATATCGACCTCGGACATGCCCTGGGCCTTGAGCTTGTCCCTCTCGGCGAGGAAGCCCTGGGCGGACTGATATGGATCCTTACCAGAGCCCCATGGGTAAGTAACGACCCGAATGACGCTTGGTGCCGTAGTGCATCAGCTCATCACGAGTCATGGGCCTCACCTCCTCGGAATCCGAATATGACCATCTCACGCGTCCTCGGACTTGATCTCCTCGATGAGCTTGTCGAACCATGTGATCTTGTCCATGATATGGGCGATGTCATCGGGCTGCGGCTTATCGACCAGGATATCATCATTCTGGTAGATGCGAGTCTCGAAGTCGATCTCGCCGGGCAGCTTCTCATACTCCAGGCAGAACAGGGCTGCATAGATATGGAGCTGGACCATGTTGACGCGGGTCACGCCGGTCTTGAGGTCATGAATACGAAGGAGGCGCTTCTTCTCGTCGAAGCCGATGGCGTCGGCGGTCCCGAATGCGTTCTCGCTGTGATATAGCACGACCTCGGGGTCAAGCCCGTAGCCAATGGCGTCGTTCACGTAGGCGTTGAAGGTGGCCTTGTTCCTCGGCATCCGCAGCTTCAGGCGAATATGCTCGGCGGCCAGGGCGTGAAGCCTGGTCCCCATCGCCGCTGCCTGGGCTGTTCGAAATGCCTCGCCCAGCTTCTCGTCGTCGTAGTTCACCCAGCTGTGCTTGCTGGCGCTCAGAAATGCGTGGAGGCCCTCCAGCCTCGAGTGCGTGTTCCAGAGCATCAAGCGTTCCTTTCTCGTTCTCCGGGTATATGAATGAAGCGAAGGACCACTGGCCGAGCTTGTCGACGAAATGGTCCTGGTTAGGGCGGTGCGGAGCGTCCTTGCTCCGCTTGACCTCGAGTGCGGCCCACTTGGATCCGAATATGATGATCAGGTCGGGTATGCCCTGATTGTGGTTCGGGTCGTTCTTGAGGATGAGGCAGCCCGGCAGGCGATCCTCGATCCTGGATATGAGGCCACGCTGGTAGTCTCGTTCGAGCATGGGGTCTATCCTCGAGTCAAGAATTATACCCACGGCTGATCATGGCGCAAGGTCGGTGCTCGTCAACTGTGTAGTGATTGAGTGAACTTGCTGGGTAGCGTAGTTGTGATCAGCCGTGGGAGGCTATGACGAAAAAGAGGGTCCAAAATATGGAGGTCCCATCTCCTTCATTATGATCGATGTTCGCGACGCGGTCTATTGTACATGCACTGATCCCGGACCTTGAGGCCTTGAGATATAGGTCCGGTCACCAGTAGCCTTGCCGGAGCCCCCTGCCCAGGCCACAAGTACAAGACCATCTTGCCAAAATGCCAGCCAGATCCTTATATTCGCTATATATACAGAAAATTTACTCAACTCCTGGCAATCAGAACAAAACTGGCAAATTGGCAAAATGAGGGGTAAAACGTTGCAATTCCAACGAAAAGTGGTTGCCAGTTTGCTTGCCACCCCCGTTTCAAAACTGGCAAATCGCTCCAAAACTGGCAAAATTTGGGCGCACAAGTACAATAGATTTCGGCCGTTTGCCAGATCTGTTTCAAAACTGGCAAAAAAACTGGCAAATCACGCGTGTCCCCCTTTCACCACCAGTCACACAAATAACAGAATCGTTGTCCACC